ATCATTTATAATTAAATCATTATCTAAGTGTATAAATGGGAAATGTACTGATGATAATACTTTTAATTTAGGATATTCAAATAGTGTTGGTTTTTTATATTTAATATCAACATCAAATTCCACCCAATCATAATTTAATTTAGTATTTTTAAAGTAATCCTTATCTGAATATATTATAGGGATTATATTTTGTGCATTTAAATTTTCAATAGAATACTTTAAATAAATTTCAGTGACTTCCTTAAGTCTAATTGGTAGGTATGTGAATATTACTCTCATTATATTAATGATTTTTTAACAATAAACTCCGTTTTCAATCCACCGTCAATTATTAAGTCTAATAGTGAATTTTCATTTTCAATTTTATACATTAGTTTAGTATGTACCAAATCTGACCATTCTTTACATAGTTTATAATTTTCATCAAAATTTTGTAAGAATTTATTGACAAATTCGGCAAATAACTTGCCATTGGTTTTACATCTTTTGGATTCGTTATAAAATGGATGAGGTGGGACGTCTAACATTTTTTCAATCATTTGTAATGGATATTCGTGGGTTGATATAAATGGTATACCGGATAGTAGTAACCCAAACGTTTTTTCCGAAAGGTATTGTGACGTAAATTCTTTATTACTCCAAGACCAACTCTCACATAATATCTGCATTTTAGCTTTAGGTAGAACCCTAAAAAATACATCCATATAACCAGCGTGATTTGCAATATAACTTATATCATCAAAATCCACATCTCCATAAATTGAGTTTGTGTTTATATGTGATATTTTTGGTGAGTGTTTATCATATGCCGGATTTTGAAGCGCATTTGTATGTTGTAGATATAATTTATTGTTATTTAATTTACTTAACTCATTTATGATATTAACTCTGTTAACTTTATGATTTTTTATACTATACATTAAATCATAATCAAAACTTAGTCTATCGTACACTTGTTTGAACTCATAGTACCATCGTATATTCCAATTATGATTCCATTGAAAAATTGTGTTGGTAAGTGTATAATAAAAATTAGGGTGTTGTAATTTTATTGACTCATTTAAAAATATATTATCGGTAACAATATGGTGATTTTTTAATTCATCTATGAGTGATTCAATTTCCATCCATTTTTCATCAATATAATCGACATCTTTTGTTTGTAGTATTTTTTCGGTTCTTAAATAAGTTATTATCCATTTTTGATTTTTAGGACAGTCTTTTAATAGATTATTAAATATTTTTAATATTTGTTGGCTTTCTCGTTCCATATAATCCCTATCTGGTAATATATTTCCAATTTTCAAGTCGTTGTTACCATAAAAAAATGCTGTGAAATAATCCAAGATGTGATAACCATCATTCTCAAAACTAATTTCTCTTTTAAAAACAAATTCTATAGGTGTGTTTTTATATTCACAAGTTATTATGCCCTCATCCCCATCAATAAAATATTTTCGATCCGTGGTGTTATGACATAACGTATAAAATATTTGTTTTTGGTATGGGTGATGAATATATATTTTCACTATCTAAATTATTTTTTTTTCGTAATCATTTAAATTTCCCTTTCTCAATTTACCGTTTTCATTGGAATTGTATATATCTTCATAATAGGTAATAGGTATTTTTAATTCATTTGATATGAACGTTAACTCCTCATTCCATTTTATTATGTTACCATATTCTTTATCATAATTGGGAGTTTTTTCCCAAAGATATGGTTGATTGGATTTAAAACTTTTTTCTTTGTGCATTAAATAAGACCAACTCTCTGCACAATCAGTTAAATTTTTTCTTGATAATAAAACAACTTCATCAAAATTTTTTGTTAATTCAATTAACCAATTAATTCTATTTTCTTCATTCACATAATATGGTAAATGAAATATGATAGTTTTAAGAACAATTTTTTTAAAGTCGGTTAATGGTGGTAATCCAACACTTGGGTTAAATGGTTCAAATTCATATTTAAATTTATTATAAGTGGATAGTCTTCTACCTAATTCGGATGATCCTGTTCTCGGTAATGCAATTATTAATATACTCATATAATACTAAATTTTGCTTTCTTTTTAGAAAACCATATTATCAACACATCTCGTTCTCCAGAGGTTATTTTTTTTACTTCGTGAAATTCATAACCACCATTAAACACAACATAATCTCCTTCATTTGTTAATGATACATCTTTATCATTTATAAACATTTCACCACCAGTAAAGTCAGATGATAATAGGATACTAACTGTCTTATGTGTTGTAAATCTATCTTTATGTTTTCTAGCATAATCATTTTCACCATATATTAATCTATGCATTATATATAAATTATCAATAGGTTCTTCAAATTTATTACAAATAAATTCATTTAACTTTTTATTTTCTAAAGTATATACCCAACTATTATTGGGGAAAAGGGAAACTCCCTCATCTTTTTTAAGTTGTGTTGCAAAATATAATTGAGGATGTGATGCTTTTATGTATGCCAAATCCTCTTCATTCATTATTCGAGTGTTATTTAATTCAGATTTTAAAAAAACTAAATCATCGATTGATAGTTTCATATTAGTTTATTTGTATTATTTTTAAATTCTATAATTGGTTCATCCACATTTAAAAATTTATGTAATTTAAGATAAAAATCATAACAACCTCTTGTACCTGGATGCCAATCTATTACGTCTCCACCCTCATCCGCAATAGAAGTTACTTTTATTAATTCAACAAACTCTTTTGTTTTTTCATAAAAATCATCATTCCACGTCACAAAGATTGGTTCATAATTTTTATAAAAATGTTTTAATTTTTTAATAAATAAAATTTCCGCATCTCTATCTCCATTATACCAACTTTCAGTTTCTTTGACTCTTAAATCTAATAGTTTTTTCGCAAACGATTTATCACTATACCATTCCCAATTTAAATATTTTAAGTTGTGATTTGTATCTCTTTCTCCAAAATATCTTCGTGGGAATCTACCCGGTGCAGTAAAGACTATGACTATTCTATCACCTTCTACATAATTTGGTATATTTCCCGTTTGGTATAATATGGAATTATTATCGGAACCAAATTTTCCCAATTTAATAACATTATAATGGTTAGATAAATAATCCGTCCAATGTATTTCGGGTAAATCCCAATCTACGAAACTATCACCGCAAACGTATATATTATTTTTTTTAGTTAACATTATATAACAGTTTTATTAGATTTTAATTTAGGGTAATTAAAATCAGTCTCGGTCATCCAAATATTTAAAGCGTAACGTATCCCGTTTGTTACTGGTAACACTCCGTGATATGTCTCAGAACCGTTAAATGAAATACAATCTCCCAATTTTAAATCACAAATAGTTAATCCTTTCAATGTTTCAAAATGAAATGGTGGGTCATCTTGTTCAGTTAAAACAAATTGTCCACCCTCAAAACCTTCTGATAAAACTATTACCGTGGTTAATTCACTTGATTTGTCTTTATGTAAATTAAGATATCTACCATCATAATATGATGTCAAACTAATATTAAAGTTTTTTAGGTTGAATGTGTCATAATCAAACCATAAACTAAAATTTTCGTTTTTATAATTGGTTGTTAATAAATCAATTATTTTATTTTTAAAATCTTCATCATATATTCTCCTACAATCCCAAGATTCTGTTGGTTTATAAGAAAATGGTTCTCCATGTTCAAGACAAAATTTAATTATCTCTTTTGCCGAATCCTCATCACAAAAATTATTGTTTATTGTATAATTCATAACAAATACGAATTTTTTGATTTACTATATGTTAATAAATTACCCTGACTTATAAATTCATATAATTCATGAGCAATCAATTTATAGCCATTACTACTTGGATGTTTGCCGGCGGTGGTGTCAACCCAATGGTTATTATCTTCCCACACATCTTTTCTATTTGTGTCGATTAATAAATTAGCCATTGTTTTACTTCTATAACCCCAATATCTATTATCATCAATTAAATGAGTTTTATCAACTAAAACATCGATATTTTTATTAATCATAGTGTCAAACGCATCACAAAAAACATATCTAATTCCCAATTCTTTAAACATAAATTGTAAATGTAGAATATAATTTTGATTAATAACATCGTAGTAGGCATCATTAAACAAATTACTAATATAGTAATCTCTAAAATTTTTTACCGCCCTATTATACTTCGCATTATCTCCATCAACACCGTCGAAAATGTATTTGAAAAGATGTTGTTTACTTTTATATCGTTGACCCCAAATATGAAAATTATTCTCATTTGGAAAAAATGGTAATTGATCTCTTAATGAGGAAGACCACATAATAACAACAAAATCGTCTTGAGTGACGATTTCATTTTTTAATTGATAAGAAATTGAATTGAATATTGCATTGTTAGAAAATGCACCTACTCCATTATTTTTAACTTCGCAATTGAGTAATTCCGATAAATGTTTTGGCCAACAATATTTTTGTCTTATGTTAGTTCTTTCTTCAG